CATATTTTCGCCCTGGCACTCAAGACGCATCGCAAAACTCTCTAGAGGGCTTAAATATCACAAGCGGTCTAGCCGTCATTGATGAATGCCAGATGTTGACCGAAGAGGTGGCATTCAAGGCGCTAGGTCGTTTGAGAAGTGGGCCAACGCCTAAATTAATCATGGTAGGCTTGCCAGTATGGGGCGCGTGGTGGGTAGAGATGGCAGAAAAAGCAAATTGCCGACCTATCTTTTTTTCTAGTCATGTCAATGCAAACAATCTAAGCGCTGACTGGTTCGAGGCTACTAAAAATTTACCAGAGGACGAGCGCCTTGCCATGATCGAAAATCAACCTAAGCCACGGGCTGGCATGATATACAATGAATGGACACAAGCGCACATAATCGACGGCTGGCAATATAAGCCAGAGTATAGCGGGCGCATTGTGGTAGACTTCGGATTTAGAAAGCCGAGTGTCCTCTTTATCGTGCATGATCCACATCTCAAAGCTGATGTGATATGCGGTGAGATCAATCCCCAAGAAATAAAACTAAGTGAGCTAGCTAGACTTATACTCCTCAAGGCTTGCCCTCGTAGTCTAGCAAGCTCATACCCTAATAGGATTTTGCTTGACGGCGCTAGTGGCGATAAGGCTGGTAGCAATCGCAATGACCATACCGCTCAATCGTCGTTCAAGGCACTATCTTTACCACCAGAGCAAGAGGGCATAGGCATGACTTTTAGATGGGCCACCGATCCTATTCGTACCGACATCATGAATGGCATCAACCGCGTTAAACGCCTCATGCACTCAAAGCAAATCTTATGCACTCGTGAGGTCTGGGATGCTGGCGATAGGGCAACAGGCAACTCTTTTAAAAAAGCAATCTTGTCTTACTCATGGGATCAAAAAGAACAGCCGAAAAAAGACGGGCATGAAGACCCTCTTGATGCGCTTAGATACGATGTCATTAATTGGCGCTGGTCGGATTCAACTGTCAATGTGAAACTACCTATCGAGGATAGATCGCATATCGTTGAAGAGAAACTAAAACAAAGAGACCTTATTAATCGATCTTTGAGGAGATTTTAAATGCTTGAAATAAATCAAATTCATCACGGGGATTGTTTGGCGCTGATGCCTAGTATACCAGATAAAAGCATTGATATGATCCTATGTGATTTGCCCTATGGTACTACCGCTTGTGAGTGGGATTCGATTATTGACATGGGAAAGTTATGGCAAGAGTATGAGAGGATAATCAAAGACAATGGGGCTATTGTTTTAACTGCTAATGCAAAATTTACTATTTTCTTGGGCGCTAGTAATTTGAAGCTTTTTAGATATAAATGGATATGGCATAAATCAAAAATAACAAGTTTCTTAAATGCTAATCGGACCCCCCTAAGACAGCATGAAGATTGTTTAGTTTTTTATAAATCACTGCCAACATATAACCCCCAGAAAGTAAAATCTGAGTTAAGAGTGAATTTACATAAAAATAGTAGTCAAAAAGAAAATGTGACGGGAGATAAAAAGCTAAAAAGAATCCCTACAAATACTGATAGTTATTACCCAACCGATATAATCTATTTTGAAGATGAAAGAGATCGTATTCACCCAACGCAAAAGCCCGTAGCCCTATTTGAATACCTAATAAAGACCTACACGAATGAAGGTGATCTAGTGCTAGATAATTGTAGTGGAAGTGGAACAACAGCAATAGCGTGTATCAATGCAAATAGGCGCTATATCTGCATAGAGCAAAATGAAGAATATGTACGAAGATCAAGACAGCGTGTACAAGATCACGAGCCACTATTGAGGTTAACGAATGGATAGACTACTTTACCTTGAAAGTCTTATTGAAAAAGGGCAAACGCTAGACGATGCGACTCTTATGGAGTACGGGCTAAAGAAAAAGCCCAAGGGCATCAAAGAACCTAAAGCGCCTAAAGAGCCTAGAGAACGCAAAAAGGCAGGGGGCAAAAAGCCCATACGATTCGATTACCGGCTTGTCGATCATACTATGCCAGTACATCAAATCGCTAAGATCATGGGCTGTAATCCGGAGACGGCGCGACAACTAAGATACAAAAAGCTGATCGAGCTAGGGCTGGTCATGGATATCAGCAAGCACGGGCGTTATCGAGTAGCGCCAAGAGTAAAAACATCACAAGAAACAATCAACAAAATCATCGAGATGTACGAAGCGGGCTGTATTTTGAGAGTCATAGGCGAAGCCGTCTCTCTCAATCCCGCGTCAGTGCACTGGCACATTTCTAGATACAGAGCAAAGAAGAGGAGAGAAAATGACATTGCACAGCGTTAAGCTTTTAAGGGATATTATTATGGCATTGCTTAAAGAAGATGATCCCATTAAAAAGAAACTTTTAGCCGTCATTGATGAGATTGAAATCGATTTATTGACTGAGGATTAAGACCTATTGCAAATTCTTGACATGGCGTTCAAGGCGTTCAATGCGATCTTTGATATCACCATCGCCGACCATAATTTTAAATTGATCTTTCTCAAATTGTTTAAATTCGGATTCAATCGCATCTAGTCTTTTAAGCAAATCTTTTCTCTCGATATCGCAAGCGATAGCATGATCTTGAGATTCTTGATCTTTCTTTTTTTTGTCTTTGTAAAAGACCAGTGCAATTAAGATCGCTATTGCTAGAGGTAAATTATTACCAGTTACCTTAAGCAGCTCTTGCAACTGATTGATCTCTGGTGGTAGCGCTGGGGATTCGATAGCCGTGTGAGTTACGGGCGCTTGTGATGTGATAGACGGATATGTGATGAGCATATCCAGATTTAAGGGTAAAGACATATCTAAATCTCTTTCTATGATAGTATGAACGGGCTCTATTTTAGCCTGTTTTTTAGATGGCTTTTCAATTTTTTCATCTATTGTATTGAGCACTAGATACGATCCCTCTAAAAATTCACAGTCTTGGGGATCGTACGATTTACCCTCGTACCAGACACGCCCATCACTCAAGATATAAAATTGCTTTTTGATTATGCACATGAAATAAACGCCCTTTGCTTTGTGTTAGATTGATGCGTTCTTGTCGTATCCTTGATTGAGATGATTTCTAGCGATCTTAACGCACACATTGAGTACAAGCCGGCTCTCTTTATCCTTGCAGTTTCTAGGGCTGGCTTCTCTAAATCTTCATTTATTTGCTTTTTATTTGATTTTCTCTAAATATGCTATCTACAATAATGTTTAATTGCGTATCAAAATGTTTCAAAAGGTAAAATATGTATCCAGCTATGACGCTAAAGACTAAAGGGGAAGAGACTCAATATGTTGATGCTCAACCCATTTACAAAACTTACGGCATACCCGGGACAAATCTTTTATCTGGGTATGTAAGCGGTAAAGAACAAAATCCACAATTAACAGGGCGCAACTGGGTAATCACTGCTGAGGATATGCTCGCTACTGATCCTATCGTTAAAAGATCGTGGGCGGTAGTAAAGCAGACTCTTTTATCTGCTAAATGGATTTTCAAAGCTGGTGATGATAGCGATGTGGCCGAGGAGCTGGCACGATTCGCAAATGAATGTTTTGGCTTTGATGGGTATAGTGGCATGATGGATATTTCATGGGAAGAACAACTGGGGTATTTGCTAGAGTTTATCCCTCAAGGCTGGCGATATGCTGAGGAGATTTATTGCGTTGAAAAAGACTCTATCGGGCAAGAAAAAGTATTTTTAAAAAGGTACGCAGATCGTGAGCCATCATCGCATCAAAGATGGCTATCTGCTGACGGTCGTAATCTTGACGGCGTTATTCAAAATATGGTGGGGGGCGTACAGCCTCAACCTATACCAGCATCAAAACTTTTACTATTGACTTTAAATAAAACTGGTGCAAATTTTGAGGGCATCGGCTTATTGCGCCCATGCTGGTGGTGGTGGTCTCAAAAACAAAGAACAGCAAATCTCTTATCGGTGGGCGTTGAGCGCTGGGCTATCCCTACGCCTGTTGTGGCTGTTGATAGAGAAGTCGCTGAACGATCTGGCTTCACTGATGGGCAACTCAGCGAGATGATCAATGAAGCAGTGCGACAGGCACAATCTTACATCGCTCAAGAGCAATCTTATTTAGTGGAAAATACGGCGGTAAAGTTTAGCGCTTTTGGTAGTCAAGCTGGCTTCAATCCAGATGGCGCGCTTAAGGTTATTCAAGAGTGCGATAATCAAATAAGTCAAGCATTTATGGCTCAATTTTTGAATCTAGGCATTTCGGACACTGGCGCTAGGTCGGTCGGTGAAGTGCATTTGTCTGTATTTAGAAGAGCATGTATTAACTTCTTAGATTTAGTAGCATCTGCTATATCAGGACAAGACCGCGCTGGTGGTGGTACAATCGGGCGTTTAATCAACTTCAATTATGGCAAGATCGAGTCTTCAAAGCTTCCCCGTCTAGTGCATACAGGCCTAGACAATGATGAGCTTACAGATGCCTTAAATAGCTTGCCAGCCCTAGTATCAAGTCAACTGCTTACCCCAGACGACAATCTAGAGCGCGCGATAAGACAAAGAATCGGCGCCGGTGAATTACCTATTGAGGCGGTGCGTACTAGCCAAGACAGACAAGTGGCTCAAAATCCATCTCTTGCTATGGCAGAGAGATTGAGGAGTCTTAGAGATGAGTAAATTTGAAAAGCAAGTGATCAATCAACAGCTCAAAAATTCAACCGAGTTAATGAATCTAGCTATCCCAGATAAATATAGTCACATTGATTTTACCCCGCCTAAAGGTGCTCAAGAGGCTGCTAAACGCGCTTTAGATAATCGAGCAAAAAAGCCGTCATCTCAAAGGGGTATGACTCCTATAGGCATCGCAAGGGCAAGGGATTTAATCAATGCAAAACAGCTATCGCCGGATACTGTGCGTCGTATGCTTGCCTATTTTACCCGTCATGAAGTCGATAAACAAGGCTCAACATGGGCGGTATATGGCAAAGGGCGACAGGCATGGGATGGCTGGGGCGGTGATGCTGGCTATACATGGGCTAAAAAAGTGGTAGGACAAATGGATAAAGCAGACCAAGAATATAAGGCACTGAGCGAATTGAGACCAGTAGCCAGCCTTATCAAAGGCAAACCTTTTTTAACACTGGCTTTAGGCGATGTAAACTCTCGCATGAATGGCAATAAAATAAGCACTATCACACTAAAAGACCTAGAGGAAATCGTAAGAGTATTTTATGAGCGAAAGACTGCAGATAATGTTATTATTGATTGGAATCATGCTTCTTCGCCTTATGCCTCTAGCCTTTCTAGCCCTGATGTGTCTATGGCTCTGGGGCAAATAGCTGACCTTGAAATCAAGGATAATGGGCTTTATGCCTATCCCCTTTATACAGCCAAGGGCGCTCAAATCGTTGAGGAGTCTGAGGGTAATCTATGGTCTAGCCCTGAATTTATTATAGGCCCCGTCTATGCTAGAGATGGTGGGAATAAAATAGGTGATGCCCAACTTTTAGCCGTTACCTTGACTCCTAGACCAGCACAATCACAATCAAAAATAGATCGTATTCTTTTAACGGAGAAACTTATGGATCAAACAGAATTACAGGGCAAAAGCCCCGATGAGCTTATTGCCATGCTTTTAGAAAAAGACGCACTCGTCAAACAACTAGAGGCGAAACTATCAGCGCTAGAATCTGAGATGGAATCAAGCGTGAGCGAAGAAGATGCTGTGCTCGTTGCTGATGGTGAAAAGAAGGACGGCTATGCTGCTATGAGCGAAGCTAGCGTGAAACTCATGAATGAGATGTCAAGCAAAATCACCGCTCTCAATGAACAAGTAGGCAAGCTTCAAGCTGAAAAGCACGGCGCTGAACGCAAGAACGCTATCGATGCCCTCTTAAACACTGGCAAGATCGCGCCAAGCGAGAAAGCAGTAGCTGAGGAAGCCTACGACCTCAAGGACAGAAGCCCATCTTTTTGGAAGATGTTCTCTGAGAGACAAGCAAATCAAGCAGTCAATCTATCCGAAGTCGGACACGCTGAAGCAAGCAAGCCCATCTCTTTGAGCGAACAAGTAAGGTCGATTCAAAAAGAAAAGGGCATCACTTTTGCACAGGCGCTAGACCTTTTTAAAAATGAAAATCCACAAGCTTATAAGCAATATTTTGGAGTGTAATCATGGCTTTTAATGAACAAAGCATTTATAAATCATTCGTGGCATCTGCCAGCATCACCGCTTTTCAACTTGTTAAGCAAGACTCTGATGGCAAGGTTACCCCATGCACAGCCTCTACCGATGTACCTGTAGGCGTATCTCAACAAGCCGTCTCAAGTGGCGATGTCGTCAATGTTTGCATTTTAGGCTTAACAAGATGTATCGCTGGGGGCGCTATCACCGCCGGCACTCATTTCTTTGTTATGCCCGGTCTCGCTGGTAAAGTCTATGCTTATGACGGCTCTGGCGCAAGCACTCAAATCATTGCAGGTCGCTTCTTGGCTAATGATGTCAATGTCGCTGGCTCAAACAATGAACAAATCGAAGTTTTATTTAGCCCATCTTTAGGAGTATAACATGGCAAATCCTAGCTATAGCAATATTCATCCAGTCAACGAAATTCTAAAAAATCTTGCCATTGAAGCGATCCCATCAGATGGTCAACTCATTGCAGATCAAGTGATTGAAAAGGTTGATGTGTCCTCTGTTGGCCCTACTGGTACTCTTCTCATCGAAGAAACTCGTAATTTTATGGGCGCGCCAGATGTGTCAGCAGAAAGAGCTCCCGGCGCTGGTCGTCAAACAATCGGCAATTTTGATCGCACTAGCACTACATACAGCGCTAAGATTTATTCTTTGTCTGATAGCATCGCTTTAGAAGATATCGCTTATTCTCAATATCCCGGTAATGAAGAAACAAGAAGCTTTAAAAAAGTGCAAAGAGCAATGCTTTTGGCTCGTGAATCACGCCTTGCAAATCTTTTGTTTAGTGCTGGTAATTGGGGATCATATACCGCCGATCTCGATGCGTTAGGCAATGGGGCAAAAGGCACTCAATGGAATTCCGCTGGTGCAGAGCCTTTAACCGATCTTCACGCCCTTATCGATGTCATTCGTGCAAATGCCCATGGTATTTTG